ATATTGTATATATAATATTTAAGTAATATTTTAATATTATTATTACAATATATCGATATTGTTTAAATAATATGTTTTAACTATAATCTAAAAGGGGTTGGAAAAGATGAATGTTTATTTGCAAATTGGAAAAGAGTTATCTGAAAAAATGACTAAATCTGAATTAAATAAGTTTTCGCAGGAGGTGGCAAACTATCTGCAATACGCTGGACTTGATAAGAATATGAAAATTAAACTATTTCAAACAATTTTGGAAATGGTGGCAAGGAAAAAAATAACATTATCAAGCGATAGCGAATTTACGGAAGGAATATTGCAAAGCGACGAAGCAGAAATGACAATGAACGTAGGATTTATAATCGAAGGATTAAGTTATCATAATAACTAAACATTTTTAAAAAAACAGTGTATTTATTGAATACACTGTTTTTATTTCCGCATAGTTAATCTAAAATTGGATATTGTATCATATGGATATAGATTAAATTGATATTTAAATCCCTTATAGTTAATCTTAAAAATTGTTATTATATTATTTCTCTATAAATTAAATTGACATTTAAATCCCTTGTAGTTAATATAAAAATTCTTATTACAATATCATTTCTAAATAAATTAAAAAATATTTTAAATCCCTCGTAGTTAATCTTAAAAGCGATACTATATACATTAATAATAATACTCTTCTACTTAATTTTCAACTATATTTTGTAATTCTTGTTTACAACTTTCAATGCCTTCTCGTAATTCTTCTAAAAAAACTGATGTGCTATCGTCTATATTTCTTTCAGCAATTTCTTCAAAATTTTCTTTATTGAATTTTTTATAACTATCCCAATTCAAACTTTCGCATTTATTTTCGCACCAATTTTCAAATTCTTCGTAATCATTTACGTAGTAAATTTCTCCAAACATATCGTCTAAGTTATTTCCTGTTTGTCTTGATGTGAAAATATTAATTTCTTTATCATCATCTAAAAGTTTAGCATAAGCCTGGATTGCTATCGCTTCAACTTTTCCTTGTATATCGATATAAATTTTTATATCATTAGTCTCTTTGATTAAACAACTTTCTTTAAAAGCTTTTATAGCTTCTTCCTCTATTTTATCTATATTCATATCTATAACCTTTAAAAATTTTTTAGCTTCTTTTTTATCCATTTTATCCATTTTAATTTCCTCCATTTTTTAGTTATTTTTTATATATAACAGTTCTTTCGCTCTTTTCAATTTCTGTAAGATACTCTAAAAATTCTTTAATTTCTTGCTTGTTTATGCCTATAAATTCGTGTCTAATTTCACATTTTTCAATACGTGTAGAATATTTCTCTTCTAATTTATAAAATTTAGGTCTTACATTGGCTATAAGGTCACTTTCTACATTTTTGCTACACAAGCTATTTACATATATTAAAATGTTTTCTATATTTTCTATGTCTACTTTGTCGCCTTTTGAATAATAAAAATTAAATCTCAATCTTATTCCTATTTTACTGTTAATTTCACCATGACCCCACGTTTCAATGTTTAAACTTTTTCCAACTGTTTCTTTAACGCTTCCAATGTGACCGTTCGCACAATCTTTAAGACTTATATCAAATATATCATTGTTGATTTTATTAATCTCTTTTTCTATCATTTTAACATTCTCTTTATTAACTTTTAAATCTAATATTGTACTAAAATCTATATTCATGTTTTAAACCTCCAATTATTTTTTATTTTAATTATAGCATTCAATGGTGAACTATATTTGTATCAAGTTGAAACTTTTAACACTCTACGCCATCTCTGAATACTTGGTATGCAATTTCTATTTTTCTTTCATCACTTTCTATTTTTCTATAGTTTTCAATCTGCTTCTTTTTAATGTCTGCAAATCCATTTCTATAAAATTGTGCATTTTTTTGTATTAATGTTTCTATTATGTATTTTTTAGCTTTCTCTATATATTCTGTGCTAGTAGCTTGTTTTACTGCGTCGTCAAATATTTCAACTATTTCAAGTACATTTTCTTTTATTTCATTAGACCAATTATCATTAAAATTTATTTCTTTAGCTATTTTCTTAGCTTCTTCATAGCTTATACTATAATCTTTAACTTTTTTAAGTCTATAAGATGCTTGTGTCTCCCCTTGTAAAAAACTCCAATTTCTGTTCTCTTTTGCAAATTGAGAATCTTTTAATATCTGATTTATATGAAATGCTTTTTGATTTAAAGAATTATACTTTAAAACATTTCTAAAATTATCTATAAAGAACTTAGCATTCTCTATATTGCTTATTGCTTCTCTTATTCTTTCAAATTTTCTTTTACATCTTTCTGTCATTTCTTCTATACTCATGTCTTTAATTTTGTAGTCTTCATTTTTTATTCTTTCTATTTTACTTTTTTCTAGTTCGTTAGTTAAATTTAAAATGTCTGTTCTTATATCATTAGCCCAAATAATTTGTTTTTCTGACCCTTTTAATTCTTTCAATTTTATATCCCCCTTTTTATTTAAGAATGATAAGCAAAGACTAAATTGTACTTTATAATCTACATTACTATATTTTCTTTTTATTTCTCTTGCCATTTTATGCGCTTCTTTAAATAAAATTTTCATTCTTTGCTTACCCCCTTGTTTTATTTGTTAATTATATTATAATCTATATGAATATCTAAGTCAACACTTTTTCAAAGTTTTTTCTTTGATTTCCAAAAATATAACTTTGATTAGCGTAGATTATTCTTTTACTTTTAATTTTTTTATGTTATTATATAAATAAGAGAGGTGCGAAAAAATGACATGGAAGAATGAAATTAAAAGTATTCTTGTAAAAGAAAATATCAGCATGAATGAGTTAAATAATTTAATGAATGAACATAATAATAAGAATAATACAGTTGAAAATTTAAGACAAAAAATAAATAATGAGACTATGAAGTATAGTGAAATCTTGACTATTGCTAATTTGATAGGATATGAAGTTGTTTGGAAAAAGAAAGAAAAGTAGACATAAAAAAAGAAGGTAACAACTAACTAGTTGCTACCTTCTAATCTATCTATCAATAAAATCTAATGCTTTGTAAAGTGTTTCAAACCTATCATTACCTTTTATCATAGTATAATTTTCTTTAGTCATAGAACTTATCTTTTCACATGCTCCACCACCAACAACATAAAGATTTTGTGTCTGGCCAGGTACATAATCTTTTATATCACATATTAATATTTTCCCATCATTATAACCCCATCCAACAACAGTTGCAGGGATTTTGTCAACTTCTCCATCATAAATGATTGTATGTTTGTACATCTGTTTAACTCCCTCATTATTTATATTTTTATTTAATACACCTTCTACAATCAACTTAGCAATACCTTCATGACCTAGTTTCTTAGCTTTCTCATAATCTTCTTTGTTATCGCAAAAGAAACTTTCAATTAGTATTGCAGTAGGTTTAGAACTATTTAAAATATATAAACTTTTATCTAATTTAACACCTCTATTACCTACTTCTTTATCTCCTTTTTTTCTTATGAAAGGTTTAGATAATTTATCTACTACCCTTTGCGCATATTCCTTCCCTTTTTCACTATAGTAAAATACTTCTGTTCCAAAGGCTCCTACACCACTTGAATTTAAATGCAACTCTATAAGTAAGTCATATCCTCCACTATTAACTTTAGGTATTTTGTAAGATTTTTCCTCACTCTTAGTTTTAAACTGCTTTTCGGGGCATATTATTACATCTGCCTTATGACCTTCTTTTCTAAAAGTATCTGCTAATACTGGTGCAAGAGATTTATTGTATTGATACTCGTTAACTACTCCATTAGCAGAAGTACATGCCCCGCTTTTTAAAATGCTGTGTCCTACTGTTATACATATTTTCATTATTTACTACCTCCTTTAACATTTAATTCATCTGTCATAGTATCTAATAAACTACCTATTCTATCTTTTAATTTTCTAGGTACTGGTAACCCACACAAATACATGTTTTTTAATATACTTACACTTTCATATAGAATAAATAAAATAGAGAAAAATTCAGATATTCCAAGATGATTTAATCGCAAAAAATCAACCCAATCTTGTGGTAACATAAATAAAAAGTTAAACTTTGTAAGAATGTCAACTACTGCTAGAAAAAATATACATGCTATCATTGCAACTTTTCTTATTCCTCCATTTATTCCAAAACTTGAATTAAACTGATGTGTTTTTATTGCTCTTAAACAACCTAGCAATGTATCAAATGCTATTGCTAATATTACTAATTTTATAAATATATTTGTCGCTAAAAAAACTATTGTTACGTTCATATTTCCTCCTTATTTTGCATTAAAATAAGACTTAGAATTATCTAAGCCTATAGAAAAAGGAACATTACCTATACTGTAGGTTCTGCTCCTTCTACTACTCCACTATGTTCTATAATGTAGTTTTCAACTGCCATCCTGTACTCTGTGTTAGTAACATCATCAAGTTCAAATACTCTATTTTTTAGAGGATTTAATCCCTTATTTAATATTCTCTCTGCTAATATTCTTACTACAACATTATTTATATTCATTATAAAATTCCTCCTACTTTCTCATTTTCATTTAATAAAATTTGATTTTCTAACTCTTGTATTCTCTTTTCTTCATCTGAAATAAATGTTGGTATTTCCTCTAAAATTGGTTCTTTTGTTTCTATATTTATACCTATAATTCTATTTCTTGTATAGTCTATACTTCCATACTCAACATCAATATAATGTAATTCTGTTATTGTATCATGTTCTAGTATATCTCCTGTTGCTTCCCCTGTCTGTAGCAGTATTTTGCCTGTCTGGTCGTAAATTATTCTATTTGCTCTATCCATTTTATCACCTCATTTATTAAATAAATTTTATAGCTTGCCATTTAAAAGAAGAACCTTGTCTTGAACAAGGAAGTTGTATACCTCTATTATCCATATAAACATCACGTTCATTTAATTTAAGAACCTCACCTCCAACTTTAAAATCTTGTAAATATGATGTTAGACGATAATAATGAGCAGTAATTACAAAATCTTGAGTGAAAATACCACGACAAGCAAAAACAAAATATTTATGAAAATAACCATCATCAATTAATTCAAAAGTAGTAAAAAATATATTAGGAACAAAATTAAGTCCGTTAATTTGAATGGCTCCAGGAAATAGGAACAGATAGTCACTATTAAAATAAAATCCTTTTGTATTAGTACAATAATTAACAACACTATTGCCACTAGCAACTTTATATTTAGAATTTAACTGACTTATAGTGTTATTAGCTTGTGTTAACTGATTCATCAAATCCTGCAAACTAGCGTCCGAACTATCAAAACTTGTTTTTATTTTCTCTGACAACTCTACTAGCGTATTATTTAAACTTGCTTCTATATTCTTTAATGCTAAAGTGTTTATAATACTTGTTTTGCCACTTTTGAATGTATCTTTAATTTCCATCCATTTGCTTGTAACTTCATCTGTTGTAGAACCAGCAGGAAGAGGTGCAATTCCTTTGCTTATACTTACAACTTTTTCTGCTGTAGCATTAGCACTGTCTGTAACAACTATTTTAAGTGTGTGTAGTGCATTATCTTCTACTGTATAGTTAATTGTTTTTTCTGCTGTTAAATCTGTTGTTATAGTTTCTTTTAGTACATCATCTATAAAATATTCTATCTTAGTCAATAAAGTAGGGTCAGTGTGGTCAGCTTTGAATGTTGCTTGTGTAGAATTATAAGATGATATATTTAAAAATGGTAATGATTGAAGTAAAGTTATTTGTGCGTAACCATAAGCACCAGCAGTATTTCCACCCGGTGTCATAACAATATTATCAAAATAATATTCAGATGTTGGTGTGTAGCCAGTAGGCTTATAACTGTCTTTAGTCAATACATAACTACTTCCACCTCCACCTGCTCCTACACCATTCATGCCTGCACCACCAAACCAGCCACCTCCGCCGCCTTCGCCAGTTGAATCTTTAACAGAACACCCTTTTCCAAAACTTCCGTTTTCTGTATTTACACGACCAATACCACCTTGATATTGAGTACCACCGGGACGGTATCTGTCATTAGAACTATACCCAGTACCTCCTTCTAATCCTCCTCCTGCACCACCAGTGGAAGGATAATATGAACCTCCGCCACCACCTGCGACAATTATACGAGATAGCAAACC